CCAGCTAGCCATCATTGAAGGCTGGATACCAAAAGACACCGCCCCTCCCCTCGTATTCGGTGGGCTCCTCCATAGGTACCTCGAAGCCTATGACCGGCACCGCATCAAAGGAACAGACCACTATGCGTCGCTCTCGCTCGTCGTTGCCCAAGCCCTCCGCGAGACTGTGCGCCGAGTTAATGGACTACTGCTCCCAGATGGAGGCATACGTGAGGTCCCTGCAGGCACAGAAGGTGCCCAGGAAACGCTTATCTTCTGGCACGGAGACAACAACCGTACGCGCCTCACGCTCGTCCGAAGCATCATCTGGTACACAGAGCAATTCGCCATCAACGACCCCCTCAAAACTGTCAGACTTTCGTCCGGCGAAGCAGCCCTAGAAATCTCCTTCCGCTTCATGCTGCCGCTCACTTCGCCAGATGGTGACGCCTTCATCTACTGCGGGCACATCGATAAGATTTGTGAGTTCGCCGGAGAAACTTTTATCCAGGAGCGGAAGCACACGACCTCTACCCTCGGCCAGTGGTACTTCATCAAGTACTCTATCGACGCACAGACATCCGGGTACCTCACCGCCGGTAAGGTCCTGATCGACAAGCCTGTGTCCGGCATCATCGTGGACGCTTGTCAGGTGGCCGTCACCTTCACTCGCGTTCACCGGCACATCGCTCCGCGTACGGAGGCTCAGTTAGATGAATGGCTCGCCAACACGCTAGAGTGGATCGAGATTGCACAGGGCTACGCCATGCGCTATGGTAATCGCCCCTGGCCACTCAACGAGTCATCGTGCCATAAGTATGCTGGGTGCCAGTTCCGGGGCGTCTGTTCTAAGGACCCGAGCATCCGGCCGATGATCCTTCAACAGCACTTCACAAAGAAGCAATGGAACCCTCTGGAGATCCGCAGCGGCGCGGACGATTGGAGCAGCTAATGGCGAGCAAGAAACCCCTTCTGTGCCTCGACTTCGATGGGGTCCTGCACATGTACACGAGCGGCTGGTCCGATGTAGCGCACATTGCGGATGGCCCTGTGCCCGGCGCATTCGACTTCATCCGAGAAGCGATGGATTACTTTGAGGTAGCGATTTATAGCAGCCGCTCCGCGCATCCCGGCGGTGTCGAGGCTATGCAGAAGTGGTTCGCTGACAACGGGCTAGAGGCCGAGTACCGGGAACGCCTCGCCTGGCCGATCGCGAAGCCAGCAGCTTACCTCTCTATCGATGACAGGGCGCTCCAGTTCTCTGGCTCCTTTCCAGAACCTTCTCGCCTTCTTGACTTCCGGCCGTGGAACAAGGGGACGCCGATAGAGGCCCAGGAGTTCGCTCATCTCATGTTTGAACCCGCATCGGAGACATTCTGAATGGCATCCCTCGCAGAAATGTCTATCAAAGTACATCCCCATAAAGTTTTAATGTGCGCGCCTAGCGGCACCGGCAAGACGGCCCTGATCGGTTCCCTCGCCAAGGCGGACTATCGCTGCTTCGTGCAGGATTTTGACGCCGGCATCGAGATCCTCCTTGATCCGAGCATTCTGCCTGTCAACAAGCGGCAGAACGTCTTCGTTAAGACGTACACCGACAAGCCGCTCTCTGCGGAGCACGGCATACCGATGGCGGCTATGACCGCCATGAGCGACCTGTCCAAGGGCTGGGTCGAGAAGAACGTGAACATGGGCACCCCTCGTACATGGGGAGTCAAGGACGTTCTCTTTCTCGACACGCTTGGCTTTTTTGGTGATGCCTGTCTGCGCTACGTCCAGGCGATGAACAATCACTTCGAGCGGGCGACCATCCCTGACTACGGCACCGCTATGGACATGGTAGAGAAGTACCTGGAAACAGTGTTCTCTGACATGACAACCTGCAATGTCGTGGTCAACAGCCACATCATGTTCACCGGCTCGCCTGAGCAGCAGGGTTCTCTCAAAGGGTTCCCGCTCGCCCTGGGAAGCAAGCTCCCTCCTAAGGTCCCGCGCTTCTTCAACTCCATGCTTTCCTTAGAGAAGCGCAAGGACCCGAAGGGAGAAATCGAAGTCATCATGCACACCCGTATGACTCCCGCACTCGATCTCAAAACTCCCGCACCTTCCATCGTTCCATCCGAGATGAAAGCAGATCTAGCCCTCTTTTTCCGCTTCCTGGACACCGTCCAGGTGGCGCCGTCGGTAGCCCAGCCAGCGGCGTAACGCAACCTTAGGGCAGGAGAAGACCTATGTCGTTCGAAGATGTCATGAACATGTCTGCCGAAACTGCAATCCGGCCGCCGCCGTTCCCTGGCGGTACCTACCGCTTCCTCATTCTGAAGCACACGCCGGGGCAGGCACAGAACGAAAAGAAAACCCCCCTCATCGAGTTGGAACTGAAGCCGATCGCAGCGATGGCCGACGTGGACCAGAGCCGCTTGCCGGAGGACTGGAACAACCGCCTCCAGAACTACTCCTTCTTCATGACGAAGGACGCGGCCTACCGGCTCCGCGAGTTCGCCGAGGCTATGGGCGTCCAGGTCGCCGGCCGGACGTTCAAGCAGATCGTCCCGGATCTCCAGGGCAAGTACTGCACTGGCACGATGGTGATGCAGCCGTCCAAGCGGAGGCCCTCGGAGATGGTCTCCTTCATCAACGAACTCGGTCCGGATCGGACGTAGCCAACTGGGGCGGCCTTCGGGCCGCCCCTTTCTTCTGGAGCCCTCATGCGGATATCCGACATCAAGGTCGAAGATCGGCAACGCTCTGCTATCGATCCGGCCCAATTAGACGAGCTGAAGGCGAGCATAGCCCGGAACGGCCTGCTGCATCCGATAGTAGTTGACCGAAGCGGGAGGCTGCTTGCCGGGCAGCGCCGTCTCGAGGCGCATAAGGCCCTCGGCCTGAAAGAAATTGCAGTCACCCTCTGGGAAGATCTCCCCGAAAACGAGCGAAAGATCATCGAGCTGGAGGAGAACCTCAAGCGGAGCGACCTCGACTGGAAAGACCAAGTGAAGGCGATACGGCAGCTGCATGACGCTTACACGGCCACTCAGCCGGATTGGACGGCCGCTCGCACCGCGACAGCCCTGAACGTCACGCCCGCCTTCGTCAGCCGTATGCTGACCGTCGAGCAGGAAATCAAGAAGAACCCTGAACTGCTAAGGGAAACCTCTGCCAAGGCTATCTACAACCAGTACGCACGCCGGCAAGCCCGTGATATTGATGCAGCTATCACCGATCAACTGATGCCGATGGGACCAGTGGCGCCGAAGGCGCCTTTCGAGTTGTACTGTGCTGATTTCCTTTCCTGGGCTATAGCTTATGACGAAAGGCCCTTCAATGTGCTACACTGTGACTTCCCATACGGACTGTCTATGCACGACGCACAGATGCAGGCTTCTCGTCAGTCAGATCGCTATGACGACCGGCCAGAATTATTCTTCCAGCTCCTCGACACTTTGCTCATCGCTCGCCATAAACTTTTCGCACCCGCTGGGCACATGGTCTTCTGGACCGCTGCTAAACACCGAGCCGCTGCGGCTGGGCGGTTTAGGTCCGAACCTGGGTTCGTTGTAGATGAGTACCCGCTTATCTGGCATAAAGCAGACCTGGCAGGCATTATACCGGACCCCAGACGAGGGCCCAGGCGGACTTATGAAATGGCCCTCTTCATCACATGGGGAGACCGTTTTATCGTTAGGCCCGTTTCCAATTCTATCTCTCACCCTCGGGGCGCTTCTGACAGCGAGCACATTTCTGAAAAGCCCCTCCAGGTTGTTGAGCATTTCCTCTCCATGCTGGTCGACGAGAACACAGACCTCCTTGACCCTACCTGCGGTTCTGGAACAGCCATTGCAGCAGCGGTTAGCCTCAAAGCAAGACGCGCTGTTGGCCTTGATAGTGAGCAGAAATACGTGGACCTCTCTCACCACACCGTCAGACGCCGGCTGGCCACAGATACCATAATTGAGGGCATAGTATGAGCGGCCGCTGGTCTGACTCACTCGTCCCTGGTGCGCCTTTAATGGTCGTAGGAGAAGCATTTGCAGAAACAGAAGAAGTCACTGGCTCCCCGCTCACCGGCCGGTACGGCCACGCTCTCTTTCAGCTGTTCCGAAACGTTGGGCTCAAGCGAGCCGATCTTTCTCTATCAAACGTCTTCAATGAACGACCTCCTGGAGATGTCATTTCTCGTCTCTGGGAGAACGATGAGATCCGTGAAAGCGCGCTACAGCGCTTAGGAAAGGAAATCGACGTTGCTAAGCCGAACCTTATATTGGCGATGGGGAATACCGCACTCCGTGCCCTCACCGGTCTCACTGGAGTCTCCTCCATACGGGGCCACTGTCTACTGGGCACTCTCCGCCCAGTTAAGGTGCTACCGACCCTCCTCTCTATCTTCCAAGGAGCGACTGCCCGCGCTAATGTCCAGGTGGATATCATCAAGGCGAAACGTGAGAGTGCTTTTCCTGAGGTGCGGCACACTCATAAAACGCTCTGGCTCGAACCGACGCTCACAGACCTCCTTCTCTTCGAGGAATACTACCTGGAGTCCGCCAGTTACATCGCCTGCGATATTGAGACGACGGGAAGCAAACTTATTACAATGGTGGGTCTGGCGGCTCGCCCTAGTCTCGGCATCGTCATCCCCTTCGTTGACCGTTCCAAGCCGGGCTACCACTACTGGGAAACGCGAGAGGAAGAAATAGCCGCATGGGCCTGGCTCCGCAAACAGCTTCACCGGCCGATCCCGAAGGTGTTTCAGAACGGCCAATACGACACTTATTGGCTGGCCCACTACGGTATCTACCCGACTGGTGGACCGATCGAAGACACCATGCTCCTTCATCATGCCCGATACAGCGAGCTGGCAAAGGATCTCGAGTCACTAGCTGCTGTGTATGCGGCCACGCCCCCCTGGAAGTCTAAACGCCCGAGAGGTTCCGATGTCGGCAAGGAGAAATAATGAGACTTCCCCTCGTCATTATCGAGAGCCGGTACGCTGCGAAAACCGCCGAGGGCCTGATCAGGAACTGGAACTATCTTCGCTTCGCCATCGCGGACTCAATCTCCCGTGGCGAGGCTCCCTTCGCTTCTCATGGCTTCTTTACGCAGATGCTGAACGATCGTTCACCAGAAGCGCGCAAACTCGGTCTACGACTAGCTGTGGAGTTCATTAAACGTGCAGATGCTATGGCGATTTATACTGACTACGGGTGGAGCCGGGGGATGCGGGCTGGCGCTCGGTGGGCTGTCCGCTTTGATCTACCACTTACTGAGCGGAAGATAGGGAGGTTAAGCAAATGGCAAAAGTCCTCCACTTTGCTGAAAACTATCCAGCCGGGGCCTCGCCCGATCAAATCTACAACGGCCTAGACGTAACTACGACAGCTGAAATCTGGGAGGCGATCCGGCACTGGCGCGATGATCCGATCACCCAGATGCACTACGCATACACTAAAGGTATGCGAGGCCCGGCAATGGAGATGACGTTCCGGGGCATCCTCGTAGACCAGGAAGAGCGCATGTGGCTCGACCATAAGTTCCACGAGGACGAGGCCCGGCTCATCGAGTACTTCGAGATCATTTCGGAAACGATCAGCGGACTTCGCTGTAATCCTCGGTCTACGAAGCAGTGCCAGAAGCTCCTCTACGAGAGCATGAGGCTCCCTCCGCAGTACAAGTACGACAAGAAAGAGCGGGTCGAGAAGTTGACTACCAGCATCGAAGCCCTCGAGCGACTGAAGGAGATCGGCCCGGATGCCTTCCTCATCTGTAACTTCATCCTTGCTAGCCGCGATGCGCGCGAAAAGATTAAAATCACGTCCAAGGCGATCGACGAAGACGGCCGTATGCGATTTTCCTTCAATGTTGCAGGAGCTTCTACCGGACGCTGGTCCAGTTCGGAAAATCCAATGTGGACTGGCACAAATGGACAGAACATTACAGACGAGATGCGTCGAATGTTTATTGCTGACCGGGGCAAGAAGCTCGGAAACGTCGACTTATCACAAGCAGATGCTCGAAATATTGCATATCTGTCCGGTGATGAGGGCTATATTGCTGCGTGTGAAGGACCAGACCTCCACACGCACGTAGCCATAATGATCTGGCCTACAGTCGCCTGGCCGCTCGGCCCGGATGGCCGCTACGATTATAAGGCCTGTAGAAAACTTGCAGAACAGAAGTTCTGGCGGCACTTCGACCGGCGAGATCTGGCGAAGCGGGGCGGCCATGCAAAAAACTACATGATCCTAGCTATGACAATGAGCCAACGCCTCAAAATCCCTTATCAGCTCTGTGTGGATTTCGGCTTCTCTTACTACCAGGCGTTCCCCGGCATACCGGCCCTCCACAACGAGATACAGGTTTATTTGATTGAGGACGCTTCCCGGCATGGCGGCCCACAGGGTATCTTTACACCGACTGGTCGGAGGCGCTACAGCTTCGGTCTCCCTTACGAGTCGGACACCCAGCGCGCTATTGTGGCGCACATGGGCCAGAGCATGACAGGGGACATCATGAATGTCGGCCTGTTCCGTCTCTGGCACTATCCGAAGATTGAACTGCTCGCCCAAATCCATGACGCAGCCCTGTTTCAGTATGATCCCTGTGATGAGGCAGAGGTCTTGACTGAGGTTCTTCGCTTAATGCGAACGCCTGTGCCGGTCGGGCCGAGAACTCTTCTGCTTCCGAGCGACGTTACTTGTGGCTGGAACTGGGCGCATTACCTGTCCGAGGCAGATGCCGCGTTTGAGTCCGAAAAGAGCGGCTTGCCAGTTCGTCCAAACCTCTCTGGCTTAAAGAAGTGGACACCGGATGGCGACAGTCGTACCGCTCCAGCAGCCACGAAAGAATCTCTGCTGGATTACGTCCTTCGTTAATGAGACTGAGTACCTAGACTCGCCTCAGATCTTCCGGAAATGGGCTGCTCTAACAGCCCTCAGTGCGGCTCTAGAGAGGAAGGTTTTCCTAAAGCTAACTAACCGGCAGCTCTTTCCAAATTTGTACACTTTCTTGGTCGGCCCGCCTGGTATCGGCAAGACGACAGCGATCCGCTTCGTCCGAGAACTGCTGCAAACGATCCCACGCCTGCATCTTGCACCGCCTAAAATAACGAAAGAGAAATTCATCCAGTTGCTTGCCGGCGCGATGAAGCTCGATCAAGATATCGAGTCCATGACGCATTCCTCGTATTCATGTCTGTTAGATGAGGTAGCGACCTTTCTTAATCCAGGCGATAATGAGTTTCTTACCGCGCTGACGGACTTTTATGACTGCCCAGTCCACTGGGAATACTCGCTTATCAGTCGGAACCCTGTGAATGTAGAGTATGCCTACGTGAGTATCCTTGGCGGGCTGACGCCCCGGATGCTCGCTGAAATTTTCGGCCAGCGGTCACTCGGAATGGGTTTTACTTCTAGGGTTCTGTTCGTTTATTCAGAGGACTTTGTTGAAGTTGAGCCGTTCCCTGACTTTGAGGCCCCTACTTTCAGTTCGCTTGCCGAAGACATCAGCAAAATCCATAACTTAAGGGGCGAGTTTAAGCTCTCTACTGAGGCCCAGGCTTTCGCACGGGCCTGGCGTAAAGCCAAGATGGTCCCTTTTCCAAGTGACAGCCGGTTTGACGAGTACCTCCCCCGGCGCTTCATGCACTGGATGAAGCTCTCACTGATCGTCTCTGCCGGCCGGCGAGACAGCCGCCTTATAACGATCGAGGATGTCGAGTTTACTAAAGCACTGCTTCTTGAAGCTGAAGAAACCATGCCGCTTGCACTCGAACACATGGGGCAGAACCCTATGGTTGAAGCGAGTTACCGCGTACTCCGCTGGGCGCTAGTCGAGTATAGCACAAACGGAAAGCAAGCCATCCATGAGAAGCATATACGCACGAAGCTCCTCCAGGGAGGCATATCTCCACAGTACCTGGAGTCCACGTTCCAGTCAATGGTTACCTCGGGCACCTTCGTCCTCGACTCTGGCACCTACCCTAACAGACATTTCCGACCAGTTAAAACCCCAAGTTAACCGGGTAAACGTGGGGATAGGCTTCGTGGCCAGATGGTACCTTCTCGTCCACGGAGTCCGCCCAGCAGCCCTGGAAGGCCGAGAAGCATTCACAACCCGGTCCGGTGAACGTTTTTACTGGGTAGAAGACTTGCTGCGGCGCCGTGGAAACGGCTGCGAGTACATTTCAGGCGACCTGAATGGGGACTGGAGCCGCTGTAACGAGCCGAAGGTACAGTTGCAATACTGCGCCTTTCATTACAGGGTATGTCATTTAAAAAAGCTCTCTACGGAAGAGCTTCTCAAATATCTCCTTGCCAGTATTCCTTACTTAAAGCCCAAGAGCCTCTAACAGCGGGGCCGTGTTCGGGTCATGCTTAAAATCATTCGTAATAGTTGGCGTGTGATGCAGTCTAACCCTAGTCGCGCCGCTCCGCATGACCGAGGCAACATCCGAGCCGGTCTCAAAAGCCCGCCTAAGAATAAACGTGATAGCGTGCTGATCACCCGACTCGACCGCCCGAGCATAGGCTTCGCCAAGCCGGGCCGTTGCTGCTCGGTGCTCCGCACGTCGCTCGAACAGCCGAGTTGACGCTTCGTATGCCCGCGCTATGCGAGTCGGCTGTAGACCGAGCGCATTGATCCAAGCATCCTGTGGATCTGTGATTTCTGTGATCGGCCGGCCGTCTCTAATGCTCCGCAGCGCGCCATCTTCTACTTCAGAAAACAGCTTGTACGTCACTCTCGGCCCGACAGCGTAATTTATCATGTCCCAGGTGCGCCGGCTCGCCATAGGGTTCCCGTTCGCTCTCCACTGATCAGTGAAGTAGTTTATTAACGTGCTGATCTTCTGGCCCCGCCTGAAAGCTACAAAATTATGCAGGAAGTTAATGTCCTGCTGCGGGTCCGCGCCGATTGAGGCCAGCTGGTTCTGCAAGCTGACGCCCAAAAAGCCCGGCAAACCGAAGTAAAGCGCATCCGTCACGTTATGCCCGTTAGGTCCATCACCGAGATGAGCCTCGTAGAGGTGCTGCATCAGGCTCTTGTCAGTAAAGAACCTAGAAAGCCCGTCTGCTACACCCGAAATCGCTGTTCCACCCACACCCGCAAGAGCCGCCTGTCCACCTAGCGCCAGCATTAACGGCTGAAAGCTTCCATGCCGGTACGCTTCATGTGTATAGAGCGAAAGATCATTAATATTCTGGAAAACCCAGTTCTTAAACAGGCCGAACATGCCCCCAGCAGGCCCGTTAAAAATCTTCGGCCTGTCAGCCGCAGAGTACTGATACATCGTACGGTTCGCAAACCGCTTCGCCACTTGAAAGATCTGTTCCTCGTCAGTTATTCCACGCGCTATAGCAATATGTCGGCCAGCCATAAACGAATAAGCCCGGCTCAGTTCTTCCACTCTTGCTGCCGGTATCGTAGAGAACATCCTCAGCAGATTGACCGCCCCGTTCGTAGCCCTTTCTGTCATTGTACTCCCAGACGCGAAGCCCTCTCCAACCGCTTGCCCGAACCTACTAGTCGGCCCAGCCATTTCATCAATGAAGCCCGGCCGGATCACTCCCTCTGAAACCGCTCGGCCAAGGTCCCTAGCCTCTCCGCTGTTCGGCCGAAAAATGCTTCGTCCAGCTGCTGCCATAAGCCTAAGCGGCGCGAGCGTTCCCTGAAACCCAATCGGCTTGCCGTTAAGCCCGAAGGCCGGAGAAAAGTCCATGAACCGCTGCCAGCCTGCTGCATTCGTATTCAGCAGGTGCCCGACCCCAGGGAGCACTGTCTGGATCGGTGCCATCATCTGCTGAATCAGGTATCCCGGGCTCATGAACACAAGATTAGAAAACTCCAGCTTATTATACATTTGAACGAGCTTGCTAGCCGAGTTTGCTCCGATCCAGGGCTTCAGTGCCTTATCTACAACCGCATTAAAGGCTTTATCTACAATCCCCTTCTCTCCCAGCATGATCCGGACGCGATACTCTAAGTCGTCTGCTACTCGGTCCCCATACATCCGGCGCACGTTCGAGATGTCCCCGCCGAGATGCTCTCTGATAATCGTATCGCCCAAGAGCTTATGCTCTCCTACGACCTTCGCTTCAAAGAGTTTATAAAACTCTGACTTGCTGATCTGGCCGGCGTCTCCGCCCCGGAAAATCGCTTCCCGAGCAGCCGGGCCTTGTATGCCTATGTTCTCTCGGTTCGCCCTTATTTGTCGAAGCAGCTGCTCGTCTTCCTTTGAGTTACCGATGAAGCTTTTCGCCTCTACCGTTCCGCCAGTCTCTCTAGCAATGTTCCTGGCGTTCGCTAATGCAGCATTCGAGCTACGGCCCGCGCCAACACCAAGCACTTTACCGTTATCATCGAGCACCCTCGCCCTGTGTTCACCCAGCCACATATGATTAAAGCCGTAGTTCGCCTCATTCGACGCGAACCGGCCCTTTCCCCGGAGAACCGCCTCAGTCAGATGGATCTCCTGCGCCGTTTCAGAGGCTGCACGGGAAGTCCATTCCAACAAGCTCATAATCTTGTTCTCTAGCTCCGGGTTATCCACCGTAAGCTTCAAGTATGCACGAGCCGAGTCGAGCGTCCCACCACTCGAAATCGCCCGTACAGCATGTTGGAACTCATTCTCCGACAGTGCAGTCAGCAGCGGTTGTACGCCGCCCCTCGGCCGCATGGACCGCCAGATAAGGTTCTTTCCCTCCTCTACACCCACCCTGCCGACCGTCCAGTTAGCTACCTTCGCATTCACTATATCTTGCACACCGTTTATAATGAGCCGGAGCGCCGCAGCACCGGGGGCCTTCCGAAAGAGTGCGTCTGTACTAGCAATCCCGCTCTTAATGAAATCCCAGGTGCTTCTCACTAAGTCAGAACCCTCCTTTCCAATCTGCCGCATACCCTCCGGCAGCATGTTCATGTAGTTCTCTACCGTCCCACCACGCCTTACAGTGTCCATAGCTTCCGGCGTGATGTCCCGCTGTAGCCCGGCCGTCCGGTTCAATGCAGCATCATCCCCTACCTTCGCAAGCAGCTCCTCGTTCTGCGCACGCCGGAGCGGCCGCTCTACGCGTTGCAGGTACGACATCCCTCGGTTCTCTAACACGTCAAACAGGCTCGGCTTGATAAACTGGCTTGGCGTAGCCGTCTTAAACAGGACGAACCGCCCATTAGGCAGTTCCTTTACCATAATCGCCAGCCCGCTATTCGTCTCCCGGCCGAACCGCCAGCCGTCCTCAACAAGCGGGAGGTGTTTCTCAAGCGTTCTCAGTGTTTTAGTAAGCACAGCCGGTGAACGTACATCCAGCACCCTAGGATACTGTACGTTCGCCATCCAGCCATCCTGTAAGCCTGCCTGCTGTGCAATCGCCTCCCATTCCGCCCCGTTCGCAAACCCTCTCTCTCCAACCGTGAACTGCCGCCTGAGCATGTCAGTGGACGCTCGCGGGCCAGTCTCAGAAGCCGCACGCAGCCGGAAGAGCCTGTCGATCGGTGCAGGATCTACATCCCCGACCAGCGTATCAATATAACGATCAGTCCTTGTCGGAACAGCAGTCCGGATTTCGTTCTCGAGCCCCCGAATGCGGCTCTCTATCAGTTCCAACGACTGCGGCGTCGCCGTGCCAGCAGCTCGCTCCTGATACAACAGGCCGAGCCGTTCTTGCGCAGACGCCCTCCCGTCATACCCGTTCACTATCCCGCGCATGACAGAGTCAGCGTCCCGCGAGCCGGCGTTCCGATACCAGTGCAGTCCGCCGGTAAACACGCTTCCCAGCGCGAGGTCTAGTGCCGCGCTTCCAGCAATTTGGCCGACCGATCCTTCATCACCGAGCACAGCCGCAGCGCCAAGCCGGGCCGCTTCAAAGGGCACAAGCTCGAGTGCTCCAGCAACCGCACCAGTCGCTAGCGGCATCTGTGCAATGCGAGGCGTCTGCTGCGCAACCACTCGTGCTACTTGTGCAGTCGCAGTCAATCCAACTCGCTCTGCCGCACCAAGCATCACTCTACCGATCAGCCGGCCGCCCAGCGCCGCGCCTCCACCCATTCCTACCAGGTTCGGTATCGTCTCACTGACGAAGCCGCCGATCGGGTGCGTCGCTCTCCACGCTTCAGTCGCATCTCTATCCAGTCCTAACGCTCCCGGGTTCATCCCAAACATCTCTGGAATGGCAGAGACTGCACTGGATGCGAAGCCCTGTAACCAGTTATACTCTTGCGGCGTACCCGGTGCAGGAGGCTGTGCTCCGGCAGGTGCCCGTGAACCGGGCGCGAGCGTCGGCATAGCCGCAGCAGCAAGTGCTTCCTCATCGCCTGGATTAAGAAAGCTTCCACCACCCATATGCTTATTCCTCTATCGTATCGCTTGGAAGCGCAGACGTACCGGGCTGAAGCCTGCTGGTAAGCGAGTGCCGATAACGCTCCATCAGCGCACGGCCCTGTGGCGTGCTAGTCAGGAACTCTCGCATGTAGCTACGCCGTTGAGTCTGTCCGGGTGCAGTCTGAATAAACGCAAACCATTGCTCTCTGCCTCTCTCACGTATTCCGCGCTCATCTGCCTGTTGGCTAAACTGCCCAGCCAGGCTATCCAGAAGTACCTGCTGTGCCGTTGAACTGAGCGGCTCACCGACCAAGGCACGCCGGTGTGCATCATCGATCCGAGCCTGCGCCACCATTCGAGCAACCTGTGCACGATAAAGGTTAATTGCAGAGGTAGCACCAAACTGTGCCTGTTGCTGCGCCAGTTGTGCGCGTGTAAGCGCAGTATGCTGTTGCTGTCCGGCTATCGTAGCAGCAAGCCCGCCTGCCCGCTCAGCACCCTGCTGCAGCGCCTGGTCATATCGCTCTGCCGCAGCACGTTCCTCCGCACCACGCGCGCTCCGCGATGCCGAGGCACCTGCACCGGCCGCACCGAGCACCTCAGAAATCGTGTGCCCTCTCGAGCCACCACCTGCACCTAGCCCGGCCAGGAAATCCTGGAGCCCTTGCTCCCTTGCCGACTCTCTCGGCGCTCTAGTCGGGTTCTGCATTCGCTCCATTATCGCGTAGAGCCGGCTATAGTCCGGGTCCGGTATCGTCGGCATAGGCGGCAGAGTGATATTCGGCACGTCCGGCAGCTGCGGTGCTGGCGGAGGAGGTGGAGGAGGTGCGGCCGGAGGAGCAGCAGCCGTAGCCGGTGGAGCTGGCGGTGGGGCCGGCGGGACAGTAGAGGGCGCTACACGCTCGAGCCGAGCAGAAGGATCGGCCTGTGGAGCCATGAAAGGAAGGGCACGGAAGAGCCAGTCTCTCCAACTCCCTGGTTCCGGTGCTGCTTGATCGATACGCCTCTGTGCTGCACTCAGCTCTTCTGCCGATGGCGGGCGCGTAAGCGATGGAGCAGGCGGGGTAGCACCTTCCGGCCGCAAAGGAATGATCGGTCGCCCAGTTCTCTCTGCTTCTAGCCGTTGCAGCAGCTGATCTTCCAGCGTACGAAGCCGGTTAACGTCATCTGGGTTCGTAGCTGAACGAAGCCGGATACGCACCAAGTCCAAATCACGTTGAGTGCCACTCTGCGCCGCGACTGTTGGAGCCGGAGCCGCAGCCGGAGCCGCAGCTGGTGCTGGTGCCGGTGCAGCAGCTGCCGGCGCAGGAGCCTGAGCTAACTGATCGTCCGGCCGTGCGCGCAAAAGCGGCATCAGCGATACAGTCGGATCATAATCCGATGCTGAATCATCGCCACCTGTTGCAACATCTCCGACTCCCCCGCCCACGTCCATGCCATCCAGCCTGATCGGTGGAACAGCCGAAACTTGTGGAGCTGATGTCGCAGCCGGTGCAGTGTCAAACTGCCTCCGGCTTGTCGTGTGCAATCGGTTTCCATACTCAGCTACTGCTTCCGTAACTGGCCGGCTGCGAAGCGCTGCTAGGTTCGGGTTCTGTTCGAAAATCCTGTCAGCGAACCGCTCTCCAAACCGCGTCCCGCCATAAAACGTCCGAAGCCCCGTTTCAAGAGGCATTTCTGGGTGCGCGAGCAAATAGCTCGCTGCCGGCCCGCCAAAGCCGTGCGCAAAATATCTCTCTGCATCCGTAGGATCGCGCTGTAGCCGGTGCCTTAGCAGAACGTCATTCTGCCGGGTCAGTTCTCTTGCCGCAGCAGTCTGCCCTTCCTCCGTAGACATATCGAGGTTAAAGCCTTGTCGGCGCAGTCCCTCCTGTGTGGCCGGCATGATCTGGTAGAGTCCTTCCGCGCCGGAAGCCCTGTTCCGAATGGTCAGGTTCCCACCGCTTTCTGGGCCCTGCAACGCGGCCAGATATTCGTCCATGCTGACCATTATCCGAGCCCTCCCAACAGACCGAGTATACCACCCGCCGCCGCACCCCACGGGCCTCCAATGCCAAAGCCCATGCTAGCGCCGCCCATCGCACCGCTCAGCATACTCGCGCCCTTACTCGTCGGCTGATAGAACTGCCCCGGTGTGCCGGTCTGTGCGCTCGAGCCGGCCTGTCCATAAGGAAGTCCTTGCAAGAGGGAAGCGTACGGCGAAACGGCCTGCCAAGGAGCTTGCTGGGCCATCTGGTACCGAGTCATCGCTTCAGTGATCGGCTCTTGCGCCCAGCCACGCTGCTCCGTCCCAGCCGCGCTCAGTATATCACTTGGCATTAGGCTCAGTGACGTACCAGCTTGTGCTAGTGATGGTGCCTGCATTTGCCGGGCGCGCTCAGCGTTATACATATCGCTGTAAGCTTTAGCTGAGGTGTCCCCGATGTTTCGCTCTGTTTCAGAAAGCCGGCGCCCCTGTTCGATGTTGTATCGGTCCCCTCCGTATGCGCCAGCGTTCCAAGCATCAGCAGTCAACTGTGGGAGAACCCTCTGCTGTAAGTTCTCTACCATCGGCCGGACAGTCGCTTGGAGACCCTGTTTAAAGTAAGGGTTCGTCTCCGGGTTCAGGTACTGCCCAGTAAGCGTGTCGTTCGCAAGCCTCAATGTGTTCGCGCCGGCCGC